TCATGCAGTTCCTACAGGGTGACGCCTCATCGGAGAATTCCGAGGACGTCGAGAGTTAATTCTTAGGAAAATCACATATATATAAACGTATTGTAAGTCTCCTGTTTTCTTTGAATCAAATAAAAATTCTACATACGTGGTCTTATACTTGTTAAAGCCTTCTCCCAAATCTCCATGAGGCTTATTTGATGCATTTGGTTTGCCATATGTATCAGTCAACCCAAATGGTAAATTGTCAGCAAGTCCGCTCCAGTTATTGGCTTGGCGGCTTTTCACCGTTATAGGAATTACCACAGCAGATACATAGCCTGTAGCATCTACATATATTTTATTATTTCCATCTTTATAGTATGAAGGGTTCTTTGCTACTGGATAGCCATTATACTCAATCGCATAGTTCATCGCCTCGGCATATGCACTCCTGATATTTGCCACCGATGTCGCATCCCTTGCCTTCTCCAGCTGCTTACTGAAGATCGGGATGGATATTGCAACGAGTACTCCGATTATGGCGACCACGATCAGGAGTTCCGCTAATGTAAAGCCCTTCTTATTCTTTTTCGTAGAGCATCCCTCCCCCACTCATAATAACGCCCACAGGTTCTCAAAATTGCGGAAAACGACCTCATTATGCGAAAATGTGCACGTTGAAAATTCCAGGTCAGGTGGTCCATCCCGGTCGTCTCCCTATGGGCTGATGAACCATCATCGTAGGTATACTTATATTACGCCCGCAGGTTCTGAAATCTGCGGAAAATGGCCTCATTCTGCGCAATAGTCTAGGGGCGTTACAAGCGATGGACAGGCGCGCGTAATAGTGCAGAGCAGGTCACGAATACATGCCTCAAGGGTGTTCTGGTGGCCATCTCGATTCTGATCTTTACAGCACAGTTGGAGAAGGCTAGAGAGGCTACTGATCTGGCTAATATCAGAAGTGCTTACGCAGAGGCATCTGCTGAACTTTTGACAGATGATAAAACTAGTGTCGCAAAGAATACTGCACCGGCTCAGAGTACCAGGAATTTTGACAAAGTAGCAAGTGCACCTTCGTGGTTTACTGATTATTCTACATTCTCAGTGACGAAGGGAAAAGCATTTACAGTTACGGTTACTGATGCAGGTGTCGTAACCGTAACACAAGCGAAGAATTAACAGCTTTACAACAAAAAATATTGAATTCACTGCCCTCCGGAGCAATCTGGAGGGTTTCTTTATAATCAAAATCCCTCATCACGAGGATGAGGGACACAATTTCTCTGATTTGTATTTAACAATTGTTATTTTGCTTCAATTGTGACTTTTCCAGATGCCACATCGCCTGTGATAGTCCAAGTTTTACCCTTGGTCTGGGCAGCAACGGTCTGACCGCCAATTTTGCCTTCTGACAGGCTAGTTGTCTGCCAATTATCTTCAGTCTGAACAGCAGTTACCGTAGCAGTATACGTCTTTGCGGTCTTATCATATTTAATTCCATTTGCCGTATCATCGCCCTGAGGATCCAGCAGTACATCTGTTGAAACAGCAGCATATGCGGCACGAATGTTCGCAGCATCAGTCGCCTCTCTCGCCTTCTCGAGCTGTCCTGTGAAGATCGGAATCGAGATGGCCACCAGAACACCCGACCCCAGTAAGCCCTTACTGAAGTATGTCTGGCCCTTCCTTATTCATATATGTCCATTATAACAACCTCTGCGCAAAATGAAACCCTTTTCTCAAATCATACAACTGTCGCGCATAATGTGGACTCTTCCGTCTCACCGATAGCATTTTGCACCTCCAGAGCAGAATAGAAGCCTCCGAAACAACCTTAGCGCAGAATATAATTTCTTTCCTCAAGTCTGACAACCTCTGCGCAGAATTAAGAGTTCAGCCCTCAACTTACAACCTCAGCGCATAATTGAAATTCTTCCCCGGAAAAAGGAAAAACCCCTGCCATCATCGGCAAGGGCAATTCTCTCCTCATATCTTTACGTTCTTCACTGTCCCATCGAGGAAGGTGATGGTGAAGCTCGTAGGACTATGGACCGTGATCTCCTGAAGGACCATCCGCGTAAGCTCCGGAATTTCGAAGTCGAGTCTTCCTTCTTTTGTGAGCTCGATCATTTGCTTTCCGCGAAGCCGGTCAAGCGGATTCTCTGACATCTCCATCTTCTCCCAGCGGTTCATCTGTTGATCCCGATTTTCTACGATGCTGTTCCATGCGATCACCACCGCCTCCTGAAGAACCGACTCCTTCACGTTCTCCGCATGGCAGGTCTTACCCTGTGCCTTCTCCGCGTTGAAGCATTTCCAGAAGGGCTCCTTAATGCCGGTCCAGTTTCTACGGATGAATCTCGCTCTACAGCTTCCGCAGAACACCTTGTTAAAGAACGCCGTTCCCACCTTCGAGCTGATTTCCTTGATGCCGTGGCTCTCCATGAATCCTTCTCTCCGTTTCAGCTCGTACTGAGCGGCCTCCCAGTCATCCGGTGAAACGATGGGCTTATGGTTCCCCTGCACATAGTATTGGTCCTTCTCTCCGTTGTTCTCGACCATCTTCTTGGACAGGAAATCGACGGTATAGGTCTTCTGCATCAGAAGATCTCCCTTGTACTTTTCATTCTGGAGCATCCGTCGGATGGTGTTCGCGTTCCATGCCGCCTTCCCCGTCACGCCCGGGAGGTTCTTTGCCTTAAGCCACTGTGCAATCTCTTCGAGCGACCATCCTTCCAGAAAGCACCGGAAGATCTTCTCTACCACCTTCGCCTGCTCTGGGTTAATGACAAGGTTTCCATTCTCATCCTTGTCGTATCCCATGAAGCGTTCCGTGTTGATCATTGGCTGGCCTCTCTTGAACTTCGAGCGGATACCCCATGTTGTGTTTTCCGAGATGTTCCGGCTCTCCTCCTGTGCAAGGGAGGAGAGGATGGTGAAGAGCAGCTCTCCGGATGCCGCCATCGTATCGATGTTCTCCTTCTGGAAGTAGATGGGGATACCGAGGTCCTTGAGCTCCCGGGAGTAGTGCAGGCAGTCAGCGGTGTTACGTGCGAATCGGGAAATTGACTTCGTAATCACACGATCGACCTTTCCCTCGCGGCAGGCCCGGATGAGGTTCTGAAAGCCCTGACGCTTCTTTGTACCGGTACCGGAGATGCCCTCGTCGGAAAAGATCCCGGCCATCACCCAATCGGGATTGTTGTTAATGAGTTCCGTGTAATAGCTGACCTGATTCTCGAAAGATCCAATCTGCTCCTCGTGTTCTGTCGATACCCGGCAGTAGGCAGCCACCCGGATCTTTTTCTTTGTGCCCTCAGCCGACTTTTTGATCTGGCTTGCGGGAATAACCGTAACACTCTTTGCCATCGATGTTCTCCTTTCCAATGTATACGATGCCTGGATAATCCCTCAGAGACTGCAACATCTCGTCTGGCACCCGGACACCCTTGCAGGCATTCTTACCATATCGGCTCATGGTGTTGCAGATCCATTTCACGCTTCCGTTGTTTGTGATGATGCGCCGGAGCTTCCCTCCGCAGTACTTACAGAAGATCCGGTCCTTGTAGGGATAGTTCTCTTCTGTCAGCGCAGGAGCATTGTAGTTGTGGTACTTCTTTGTATGGATCTTGTGCCATGTGTCTCCATTCTCATAGGTGAAGCCGGTAACCCGGCCCCGGTCCGTTATTTCTCTAATGTAGCGGTCTTCGCTGAATGCTCCCCAGCCCTTCACTACCTCATCAGGTATGGAAACACCGGAGCAGAAGTCGCTTCTGAATCGCTCTTTTCCTGAGCAGACCCAGCGGTTCTTCCCTCCGGTGTAGGATCGCATCAGCCGGTGCCCGCACTTTGCACAGTAGAGCTGATGCCGATAGGGGAATTCATCCAGTACGGCTTTCTTCTCCGGCTCCTTCTTTGGCAATTGCCGGACACCAAGCGCCTTCTGTGCTTTCTCCCAGAGCGCATCCGTCACGATCGGCGGATGGTTCTCTTTGTAGTAGATCATGGCGTGTTCTCCGGTATTCTTTCTCTCCTTCCGATGCTCGTCTGAATAATGCTTGAACTGTACGAAGTCGCCCTTGTACTCCTCGTTCTTCAGGATCCGGACCACCGTTTTCCGATAGAATATGGCACCGCTCTTTGTCCTCACGTCCTCCCCGTTCAGGTAGTTTGTGATCTGTGCCACGGTGAAACCGTCGGCAGCCATCTCGAAGATCTCCAGCACGCGGCCGGCATCCTCATCCGGCACGATCTCCCCGTCTGCATTCTTCGTGTATCCAAACACCCTCTGGATCTGCTGGATCGGTCTCTGATCTTCCACCTTCCGCTGGATGGCCATCTTGGTGCCGAGCCGGTTTGCCTCACTCTCTGCCTGCCCGAATGCAGCGAACAGGGTCATGAGCAGCTCTCCGCCTTCCCCGAGCGTGTTGATCTGCTGCAGTTCAAAATACACACCGATGCCGCGCTCTTTGAGAAGCCTTGTCGCATCCAGAACGATGCCGGTATTCCGGGCAAAGCGGGTGATGGACTTTGTGATGACAAGCTCGAACTTTCCATCTTTTGATTCCTCGAGCATCTTCTGGAACCCGGGTCTTGCTGACTTGAATCCCGAGATACCAAAGTCATAGTAAATTTCAACGAGCTCATACCGTGGATCCTGCCCGACCGTCTCCTGGTAGTGCGCGATCTGATTCTCCAAGGAATACTCCTGATCCTCATGCTTACTGGATACCCGGCAATACACCGCTGCCCGGATCCGATGATCCTTAGGACGCTCAAGGTGCGGAATCACAATCACGTTATCCAAGGACGATGAAATCTGGCTCTCTTGCAGTCTCATGCTTTGTCTCCTCCTTTTTCTTCCGGCGAAAGCTCATCGCTTTTTCCCGCTGCGCTTCTGTACGGAAAGCAGTGTTCCCGCTAAGCCGCTGCATCAGAATGCGCCGGGTCTGTGCGTGCCCATTGCCTCCCATGCCGATGCTGTTCATCCAGCTCCGGAAGGTGTACCGTTCATTGGTTGTCTTCACCGGATATGTTTTCACCCATGCCGCTTTCTCACAGGCTTTCACAAGTCCTTCTGCAAAGTCCCGGTAAGCAGCTAATTCATCCTCTGCCCGGTCTTCCGGGAATCCGGTGAAGAGCACCTTGGTAACAAGAAATGTAATGCCCCGGAGTGCTTTCTCCCCGCCGCTCTTTACAAGCACCGTCTGAAACTCCGAGAGGTTTGCCGGATTCATTTTCTTCAGGTTTCGGATTAAGACCGTCGATACAAAGAAAGCGTTCGGCTGTCCAATAGCCTTATTGATGAGCACACCCTTCGAAGCAAGAAGGTGGATCAGGTTTACCCGGACGCTAACGTCATCCGCGATCTCTGCCTCGATGCCTGTGCCCGTCTTCTCATCCGCGACCAATCCGCTCTCCTTGAGCTTTTCAATCAGTCCTGCATCCGCCTTATCATCGGCGACTCTGATATGTCCATTCCGGAGAACGGTGTAGTCGCCAACCATGTAGTTGAAGGTTGGTGCTCCGGCATAGTCTGCCAGAAGCCCCGTGCCGTCCTCAAGGAACCGCACAATGGCAGCCCGGTCTGTAATGGTTGTTTGTAATTCCATCGTGTCTTCCCTCCTTTTTCGGTAGTCTATCCATCACTCTGATCTGCGATCATATCAAGTCATTTCTGGCCTTTTCTTCCTTATAATATGCGGGCTCATTTGCCGCCAAAGTAGTCGGCAACATAGTGCTCATGGCAGCAGTATTTCCGGTTCTTGTTTCCATAAACCTCGAAGGTCTTCCCGCAATAGGCGCACACCTTTGTGTAGATCGCTTTGGGATTCTGCTTCTGCTCCGGGCGATGGATCTTCCAGTAATTGCGCCGACATTTCTCACAGCAGAACCGCTTTTTCCTTCCCCGGTGATGCTCATCCTGTGGGATGGGCTTCCCGCAGAAGGCGCAGGCCTCCCTGTTCTGGATCTTTCCGGGCAGATCCTCATCCACGGGGATGTTGTCGCAATCACACTTCCTGCACTGATACCGAACCTTCTCATAAGGGACACCGGTGTATTCCGCTATCTTCCGATTGCTCATTCCGCTATTTCGAAGCAGGATCACCTGCTGCATCTTTTCTTCCGTCATATCGTTCTTCATCATGGTCGTTCTCCTTTTGCCCTCAAGTTGTCGATGCAAGGATCCTCTCAATACTCACAGGACAGTTCCCGCAAGGTTGAGCAAAGGAATCTTTGCTTTCACCTATCAGCGGACACTTCCCGGGCGTTTTTGTGACGGGACGTGAAATTTTCCTGCAGGTATATGCGGACCATTCAGGGGCAAATCGGAAATGAAATAGCAAAAAAAGAGCCTGTGAGCCACCCATCATCATGAGTAGCCCACAGGCTGTCATTCATTTTACCCTGATCTTCCATCCCACCTGGATCTGATTAACATTCCGGATCAGGGATGCATTCAGCTTCTGAATTGTCCCCACACTCGTACCGTACTTCCGAGCAATCGTAGACAACGTGTCTCCGCTTCTTACTGTATAGTAGACAGCCTGACTTGCACCGAGCAGCTCATTCACCTTTACCTGAACAGCTGCGTAGTCATACCCAGCAGTTCTGATGCGATTCTTCCGATCCTCACCATTCCCCCACTTTCCTGCGAGCACCTCGCGGGCAAGTTCATCCACCGTCTTATGCGGCTGCACCGGAGTGATCGGCTTAGGCGCAGTTGTCTGCTTTGCATATCCGTTGAATCCACCAGACTTGATGATGGACGGATAATCCTGATAGGAAATATCCAGATCCACGTTGCCATTGATGCCATTTACCCGTCCGGAAGACGAATACTGCCAGATTCCATATGCTCCGCCATAGGTGCACTTCGATGCATACTGGGCTACCCAGTGCGTGAATGCCGTAAGCTTCGAATCATCCAGACGGTCGCGGAAGCCGGAATATGTGGAGCTGTAGATTCCGGCATAGTATCCGGCAGCTTCCAATGCCCTGCAGAAAGCAATCGCCGCTTCTGTTGCGCCCGCCTTCGCCTTTGCCGTTGTTGCCTCAGCATCCAAATAGACCGGATACTCGAGCTGCTTTCCCGCAAGCTGTTTGATAAAGCGTTCTGCATCTGCCCTTCCTGCCTCTGCCGTGGTGCAGGCGGGCCCTACAAAATAGTACGCGCCGACAGTGATGCCATTTGCCTTGGCCTCCCTGTAGTTCTCTTCCCATTTGGGATCGGTGTAGAGTCCAGCATCCGACCCGCCTGCCTTGATGATGGCAAACTGGATGCCTGCCGCTTTTACCTTTCTCCAGTCAACGGCTCCCTGCCAATGGCTGACATCGATACCTCTGAATTCACTCATGATCTTCCCCTCCTTCAAAATAAGAAAAGCCCCCTGAGCAGTAACGCCCAGAGAGCCTGTGTCGCTCCTATAACGGAAGGAGCATCCGGGATATGAGGATCACCTCCTCTCACGGATTCGTTTTGGTCAGCTGCTTGTAGATCTGGTTCACGCCAGTTGCCGCAAGACCGGATACGATGCCAACAGCAAGGGCGTTGATCACATCCTTTGCCGGGAAGTCCGGCATAAGATACAATCCTGCAATGCCGAGCACCGCGCCGACGCACCCGCAGATCACCGGGATCAGCTCATCCTTCACGGAGCCAGCTGCCTTGCAGCCGATGCCGACCAGATACGCAATCACCGTGATTGCCGCTACACTTGCAATTCCAAAATCCATAGCTTCAATCCTCCTTCTCATTATTTCTGTCTGCCAAAAGCGGCAGTTCCAGACACTTCCTGTACAGAGATTCTCCGGTGCCATTGCCGCCGAGCGCCTTGTATGGCTTGTACAGGTACTCAAGATTGCTCCGGTCATCTGGAGAGCACCATCCCCGGGCAATAAAAAAGCTGCAGGCCTGGTAAATTCGGTCGTGCAGCAATGCCATCATTCCTTCTTTGATTTCGTCATTCTCCTGCTTTCTCCGAAGCAAGGTCCGCCACAGCCATGTGATGACGGCAATGATCAGGGCAAAAAGTTCCTGAATCCAGTAGCGTAGGATAAAGTCTATCAATGGTATCACCTCCCTTCATATCGCATCCGTCAGCGTATACGTGACCTTCATCGACTGAGCAGATGTCTTCACCACCGGTGAGCTCAGGTTACAGATGGTTCCCAGATAGTTGCAGGCAAAGGAATAGTACAGGTTACTACTCCACACCTCAAATCGCTGCAGATGGCCAGTCTCATGCGAAATATAGTAGATCGGGTATCCCACACTGCTGGTAGATTCATCGGTCATCCGGTACTTGCCATCCGGGTAGACGATGCCCGGGCTTCCATAGGTCGTTGTCGATCCGGAAGAGGTGGTACCTGTCCATTCAAATGTCGCAAAGACACCACCGCCGCGCATCGGGAAGATCTTCCTGCAACGAGTACTGCCGAAGTTTACCTCTTTCACGTCAACGGTATTCGACAGGTCCACTTTGTAGAGTGTGTTTTCATCATAGCTGATGAAATACAGGTAGCCACTGGAAACTACAGCGTTCATCTGCTCTTGAAAGTCCGTGCCGCCAGTAGCCTTCGCCGTCACATTTTGCACGGCAATAGTCTGCTCCGCTTCTTCCTGAAACGAAAAATCAGAGATTTTGAACTTTCTGATTCGAATGCTGGCCGTCCCCTGCTGGGTGACATTGGGAACATAAACAGCATACAGGTATCCGTCATAACCATCCGCGACTGCCCAGTAATAGTAGTTTTCAGGATCTTTAAAGGCAAAGTCGAAAACCTTTGTTTCTTCTCCAAGGTAAGGAGTGTATGCTTTGACAATGTTTGTATAAAACAGCTTCTTGTAGATCAGCCCGCTGCTATAGAGATACAGTGTACCTGTACTCTCATCAAAGGTGAGCGGACAGTAGGACCGGTCACAGGTCAGACTTCCTTCACTGTATTGTGCTCCTCTGAAGGGATCCACCCCTGCTTTGGTGTGTGTCAGCGCAAGGGACGCGATGGTGCCGTTCGCCTGAGAGGTGGAAAAATCCCAGACGTTCACATAGCCGGTGTCTGTCCGTCCCGACTCTGCTTTGTTGATCGAGCCTGCCAACTTTGCCGTTGTATTCGTCTCCTGCCCCGCATGGCCGATGAGATGTACGTTCATCGGGAAGTGGACATTGTTCACATCCTCGGTAAGGGCCCCGTCGAACAAGAATAACCCGCCCAACGCCTTTGTCGCTGCCGGGAGCAGATCATCAAATGCATTGACTCCTTTCGCGCCAGCATTTGCCGCCAAACCAAGTACATATCCGAGGGCATTCGTAACCATGTTGTCCTGCTCGATCCGTTTATTCTCTCCTGTGATTTCATTGTGCAGATCAATCTGCAGATGTCCTTTCAGCATTTTTCTCCTCCTCAATCATTCTTATAGGTGATGACAAAGTTCGTGAGGGAGGAGGTAGCTCCTTCGATCATGAACTCAAACCAGATCTTCTTATTCGCCTGTACACCGGAATAGATCGAGGCACAATCCGACGCAAGAAATGTGGCCATGTCAACCGCATCCGTATAGGTGGTTCCATCAAAACTGTACGATACGGTTACCGTCCCTGTGTAAACGGCAGTCATCTGTGTGATGCCATGTATGGTCTCGTGGCTAAGATCTGCGATGCAGTGAATCGTCTGCTTCTTCGGCACGGCCTTCACCGCCGCTTTCATGGCTTTCGGATTTCCATCCGACCAGCGGTAGATGATTGGTTTCGTAAGGCTCGTGATCTGTTCGGAAGTCGGCAGGGTATCAAAACCTTTTTCCTGAAAGAACGAGGATTCGCCAAGATCTGCCGCGACAGCGTCTGTAATTTCCGTCACCACGCCATTTACGAGCGTGTAGATCTTTCCGTTGAAGTCCGTCAGCAGGTATTTCTTTGCATAAGGCGGCTCTACACCCATGAACAGGAGATACCCGATCGCGCAGGCATCATTTCCCCTGCTCTGAGAACCGTCCTTGGTGTAGCGGAACACGATCGTGTGCACGCCTGCCGCAAGATCGTAGGTGAATTCCGTAAAGGTGCTGGTGCCGATTCCGGACTTCTTCAGCACTTCCGTTCCATCCACGAGCACGTGGAGCCAGTCATAATTCTGCTCACTGGAAACGATATAGCTGAAGGCGAGACTCCCTGCTTCCGCGAGCGTAACCGTGAGCGTCGTCTCACTGGTCCCGTTATCCGTGATCTGGCCGCTGCGGAGCGTATTCACTCCGGCAACCTGCCATGTCTCTGCCGAATAGAACGGCGTGGTACCGTCCGTCACCGACAGGATTTCTTCCTCGCCTCCCTTCCACGTATCATCTTCAAAGGTGATCCGCATGGTGTTGTCTTCTCTTTGAATACTCACAGGCTCACCTCCTCCAGTGTCTCAATCTCCGGGTAGGCACTGTAGATATCAAGGACATCCAGCTGTCCGGCATCCACAGTACCGGAAGTGCTCTCAACGCTATACTGCGTCTGCAAAACAAAGGCATCATCCGAATTCGTGGTGATGTACGTACCGTTGTAGTCCGGTTTTCCTTCCGAATCGGAGAGAATGAAATATCGCACAACCATGCCAACATTCGTACTATCCGTGAAGCTTCCAAGAACGGAAGCCATATCAAAGGAGATCGCATCGCTTGCACCCGTCGGAACAGGAGTAAGCAGTGCGGTCTTTGCTTCATCCGTAAGATTCCCGATGACGGATCCCATCGAAAATCCGGCGAATTCCTCCTCCGCATTGATCGTGCCGTCCCACTTTCCGGTTCCTGCAAGGCCCATGCCCTCGATCACCGCGTTGATGCAGTTAGTGTCCAGATAGAGAGACCCTCCCTCCGCAGTGAGGAAGATCACGAAGAGATACACCGTATTTGCTTTCACATCGCCTATGTAGTAATGAAGCGAAAGGATATGCTTCCCGGAAATGTCGTAGGTCTCCACCGGGTGATAATCGATCTCATCCCCGGCAAGGGTATAGGAAACCGTGACGGTCATCTTGTTTAAAGATGCCAGCTCTGTCTCCGCGCTGGTCATCCGCTCATCAAGGGCACTGACTCTGGTCTGCAGCTCTTTGATCTCGCTCTGCAGTTCTGTCACTGTCGGTGAAGATTCATCCGCGATCGTCACGTCTTTCAGTTTCGTGCTTCCGATTGCGTGTGTGATGCTGAGCTTTGTATCGAGCAGCAGCTCTGCCCAGAGGGAGACCTCGGAAGCTTTCGTCGCCGTAGCAAACCGGATAGATGCCACCGGGACCCGCTTTCCATCCCCGACTTCCACCACTTGCGTATTCGTGAACCGGTAATGAACCAGCTGGTTCTCATCGGTATTCGAAAGAAGACCTGCGAGGTTCTTGTCTGTCTTGCTCCGGGCACTGGCTAGGGACGGATCCTTCCCGACCCCTACCATCTCAAAGTACTGATTGTACTGAAACGTGAACTTCGTGATGCAGTAGAGCGCATTTTCATCCGCAAGACCGTTCTGAAAGACCAGCACATCTCCAAGGTCATAGGCAGGATTTCCAATTGCACGGCACGTGAATGGAACATATCGGATCTGCTTTATCGCAGTCAGAATAGCCTTTGCCATTTCTTCCTTCGTCGCAGCCACACCGTACTGGAGGAAGGGATTGCTCCCGAGATTCATCGTGAGACCGTCATCCTCGTCTTCAGCATAATAGGAGGTTGTGCTGTCCTCCATGTTGACCACAGAAAGCCCGGTATAGCGAGTGACATAATCCGAGAAGGAGGCGCCCGTGAACCGGTGCGCATCGTCAATCGTATCGACAACGGTCTGGTTAAAGGACCGGAATACAATATTTCCTTCCCTGTCGGCTGTTGCAAAGCAGCCGATGGTCTGCGCAAGCCACGAGACCAGATCCCGCCAGGTCTCGACATCATTCGTCGTGGTCTCGGAAATCATCGTCGTTCCATTGGCAAAAGCCTCGAATTCCTTTTCTGTATTTGCAAAGATTAGTCCTGTTGCTTCTCCGATCGCCTGCGCGCACTGATACGGGGTAACCTCCGTGATGACCTTATTGCAGTTCTTGTCCAGGAGTGCCATATGGTCATAGGCCTTCACCACAACACCGCTGGCCGTCCATTCCGCAGTTTCAATGGTGTAGACGCCCAGTGGAACATCCTCATAGGTTCCGTCAGAGAGCTTCATCCCGAATATCGGTTTAATCTCCAGCCCCTTCCATCCATAACGGCTGATCGGCATGTTCATAAAAGTCGCATCCAGTTCTCCAACGTAGACCTGCCCAATGGTGACCTCATCATTCCCAGTGCACTGATTTGTGATGGAAAAAGATCTGGATAGAATGTTGTCATCCGTGAAGGGCTGTTCACCAATCGTTCCCGTCATGCGGAATCTCTGGATCGGCTGCTTCATGGCAGTCTTATAAGCATCACTTACGCTGTACATTCCACAGCCCTCCTTCCTTAGAATTCCTGCAGATCGAAGCTTACGGTATAGAGTCCGTTCGTTCCTCTTGTCTTCTCTGAGTTTTTCTCCGGTCCGGTCTTAAAGTTCCGGATCCGCATGGTTCTTGTCTTGTAGCCCTGTGTCTTCAGGTCATAGAGTTTCACCGTAATACTGTCCTTATCCCGGAACGCGGCAAAGGTCGCTGCCCAGCGGCTGGAACACTGAAAAGAGGCAGAGACGGACAGCTTGTCATATCTTGTGACAATGACCTGATCCGTTCCTGCCTCTGTCTGATTGGTACTCTCAACGACAGCGTAGCTTTCATTCCAACTGACAGGACTAAAGAGCTTCGTGTCGTCAAAGTAGATTGGATAATCACTTAACATCATCTGCCTCCTGACCGGTAGTTATTCCGCTGAGTAGCTCTCACAACGATCTCATCAATCCGTTCCTGTCCGATGTAGACTGGAATGATAATGTCTCCGCCGTTTACTCCTGCCAGCGCACCCTGCACAATCTCTGCCAGCTTGTCGGTACCGACAATCGCTTCCTGCCCAGCTTCGCCGCCACCAAGGAGTCTGCCTCCGGCAGCGCCGAAGATCGTCGGGCTGTTTAAGATGTAGGCATCATCCATGGCTTTCCGATACCAGTCTACAGACAGGTGCGGAACTGACGGAGGATCAATGGAGAGTTTTCCGCTGATGGAGAAATGCGGGAGTTTAATGTGGGGCAACTCCAGATGACACCCAGCAAAGAAACCCTTGATGCGGTCAAGACCACCGCTTACGATACTTTTGGCATTCTCAATCATCGAGGAGAAAGCTCCCTTGATCTCACCAAGCTTTCCCTGTGCGGAAGACAGAGCATTCCCGAGCTTCCAGCCCGTCAGCTCATTGATCTTCGAGAATCCTGCCTCCCAGATCGACTTGTAGGCATCAACCGCTGTTCCGATCACGCCTTTAATCCCGCCGCCGTGCTGATCAACGGACGATTGGATCGCATCCCAGGTGGTCCCGGTGTTGATCTTTACGGTATCCCATGCGGTGCTGATCATGGTCTTTATGGTATCAAAAGCCGTACCTGCGGTTGTCTTGATTCCTTCCCATGCACCCGAGAGCGTCGTCGTAATCCCGCTCCATGCCGTGGAAGCTACGGAGCTTACAGTCGCCCACGTAGCTCCAAGGAAATCCGAAATGCCGGTAAAGACAGTGGTCGCCGTCGTACTGATTCCGTTCCAGAGGCCGGTAAAGAAGCCACTGATTCCATTCCAGACCGACTCTGTAGTAGACTGAATGCCATCCCAAAGCCCGGAAAAAAAACTCCCGAGCCCTTCCCCGATAGTTTGTACACCGGAGCATACAGTAGACCAGACGCCTCCGAACCACTCAGAGATTTCTCCCCAGTGCTTCACGATCTCGATGACCGCAACCACGGCAGCCACCACAGCGGCAATGATTCCAATGATCGGAAGGATCGGAACGGATACGGCTCCAATGGCAGGAATCACAGTGCCGGAAAGAAATCCGACCAGTTTCCCGACAACACTCGTGACAGAGCCGACGGCAGTGACGACCTTTCCGACACCGACGACTACCGGGCCGACAGCTGCAGCAATAAGCGCTGCCTTGACGATTGCTTCCTGCATGCCCGGAGAGAGGCCATCCCACGCATCCTTCAGGGCAGTCACCACATCCTTGATCTGTGTCATGGCCTCGGTGATCATCGGTGCCGCAGCATCCACGATCTCTGCGCCGAGGTCCTTCAGATTGTTCATGACAATCGTCATCTGGTCCAAAGGATCCAGCGTCTCGTTGAAGGTGTTCTCTACCGACCCGGCATAATCTCCGAGCGTGGTAGAGAGATCAGCAAGGGATAGCTTTCCGCTCTGCACCGCGTTGTAGATCGCGCCACCTGCCCGGGAGCCGAACAGATCATAGGCTGCCTGAAGCTTCTCGGTATCTGTAGCATTGCTGCTCATCGTTTTGGAGAAGTCCTTCAAGGCGTCACTGAGGGACTGTCCATTCTTCGTGGCAACCTTCTGCGCCTTGGTAAGGCCGGTCAGCATCGTCGAGGTATCAAGACCGGACATCTCCACCGCACCCATGAAGCCTGCCGCCTGCTCTGCAGACAGTCCCATCGCCTGAAACTGTCCAGCATTCTTGGCAAGGTCCTGTGACAGCGTATCCATCGATACACCGGTTGCCTGCCCGACCTGGTTTAAAGCATCGAGAAGGTTCCCCGCATCATCGGACGACTGACCGAAGGCATTGAGGACCGAGGATACGTTATCGACGGAAGTTGATACATCGGTGCTGTTGAGCGTTGCGAACTCCACAAACTTCGTGGAGAGGTCCTCAAGGGCATCCCCGGTAAGACCGAATCTCGTATTCACTTCGCCGATGGCATCGCCTGCCGTCTGGAAGTCAGTAGGGATTGTCTCTGCGATGGACTTCGCCCGGTTCTGCATATCTTCCAGTGCAGCTCCGGAAGCACCGGTCTTCTCGGTGACGGTATCGAGCGCCTCATCGACTTCCTTCCACGCGGCAACGGAAGCAGCGCCGACAGCCGCGACAGGGACCGTGATGCCTTTCGTGAGTCCTTCCCCGACATCACTGATCTTGCCGCCGACCTCTTTCATTTTGTCACCGGCGACCTGTAGCTGCTGTCCAGCAACGGAGCCGAACTTCTTATACTCGTCTTCCAGTCCTTCAAGCGACTGCTTGGTCGCCTCGATCTCACGGGTCAGGGCTTCCTGCTGTTTCTGCGTCTCTTCGGTCTGGGGACCTGCCTTGAGCTGTGCGAGGGCTTCCTTCTCCTCAGCCAGCTTTTTCTTCGTGGCGTCGATGGCATCAGTGAGATACTTCTGTTTCTGAGCAAGAAGATCGGCGTTGCCAGGATCCATTTTCAGGAGCTTATTTACGTCCTTCAGATTGCTCTGGGTGTCCCGGATCTCCTTGTTCACACCTTTCAGAGCATTGGAGAGCTTGGTAGTATCGCCATCCAGCTCAATGGTTATGCCCTTGATACGATCTGCCATAGCGTTCTCCTCCCTTCATGGCATGAAAAAAGCACCGGTTCCTCACCGATGCGAATTAAAACGAATCAAAATCCTGCTGCGTTGCCACCTGCCTGTATTCGTCATCACAGAGGTCATTCCCGGATTCGATGATCATGTCCATCACGAGTCCTTCCTCCACACTGTCGAGTTCCTCTAAGGAAAAGCCCAGCTGCTTGGCACGCAGCATAAACACAGCCGTGTTTACTTCCCTTTCAGTTGGGCGGCTTCTTTTTTTGGCTTTGAAGTAGTCCTCCGAGATCCAAGATAGAGGGTAACGAACTCCTGCATATGCAGGAAAAGTTCTGCCCCATCGAACTGGTCCGCCCATTCGAGGAAGGCGTCCTCGTTCAGCTTGTTCATATCCCGTTTCTCGGCCTGCGCGTTCATGATGAAAGCGAGTTTATCGCCGACTGTCATATCCGTCTGGTCGTCCTCGCTGTTCTCCATCTTGTTTAAGAGGATCATAAGGTCCTGATGGAAGGCCTGCTTGTAGCGGTATGCTGTGGTCCCCGTCGCGAGAAACGGGAACTTCTTCTCTGACCCATCATTGAGTCGGAGCGAAATTTCCTGATACATGAGATGCCCTCCTTATCACTTGCTGGAACTGGACGAGGTCGTGCTGGACGAGGTCGTGCTCGTAGAAGCAGCCACTGCGGCAGGCGTGTAGACCTTACTGTACCAGTTCTGATACGTTGCATCGGCTGTGTCTGCTCCAGATCTTGCCTTGACGATGTTCTTGCCAAGGGTCGCATCCTTGATCGACGTTGCGTTGATGGTCAGACTCTCCGTCTGCACCTCAATGGAATCCTCCTTCGTGGACGATGCCACAGAAGGGCGAGTCGCCGTGCAGTTATACATGACGTGACGAATCTCATTGATATCACCGTCGAACTCAAACAGCAGCGCGAAGTGAATCGGCTGAGCGTCGGCATCCTCGATCAGAACCCCGTTTCCGTCCTTGATCTCACCGAGGACATTCTCACGGAAATCCTCCGGTACCATTGCGGACTCGAAGTCGCCGTTATAACCGCTGTTTGCGTTCGTCACAAAATACTGAACGCCATCCGCCCAGAAAATCGTCTGATCACCCTGCGCATCCAGCGAAAGGGATACCGCACCGGGCCACGCGACCGGATCCGCAAAGGTGGCGGTACCATCCTCTGCGATCGTTGCAATGGCGTAGTGGACGTTCTTCAGGTTGTATTTCACCTTATTCTTCTTGTTACCCATTTCAGGCCTCCTGTTCAAATGAATACAGGACCTCATAGAGTTTTTCCGAGTCTATGAAGGTCTCTGTCTTTTCAAAGAAGATCCCGCTTCCTGTCAGCAGGTCTTCCAGTTTCTTCTCTGTCTCCGGATCCTTTTTATCGGTGTAGAGCTCGATATCAATCTCTGTGATCGGAAAATACACAACACCGTCCGCAGCAAAGTTGTCGCTGTTCGGACACCGATAACAGATAAAGGGTGGATCCGGTCCCTCGCCCTCGGCAAAGTGATCGTAGGCGTAGGGAATGCCGAGCGTTTCCAGAATCTTGATAATCTCGTCCATCACTTCAGCTCCTTCTCTATCTCATCCGACAGCTTCCCGGTGATCTCTTCCTCGACCGGTGCGATATGAGGAATCCCCTCAACTCTTCCACCGCCGCGCTTGGCGTGTCCCTTCTCCAAGAGATGTGTCAGGCCATAGACCTTATTATGAACCACCACCTCTGCACCGACCGCTGTCTCCTTCTGAACTGTGGACCGCCAGCCCTTGGCATACTTTCCGGTACGCTTGGGAGACTTCTCCTTCAGCTCTTTCACGGCTTCCTTGCCAGCATCCTTGATCTCCTGCTTTACAACATCATTCACATCGTCGGCATAATCGGAGAGTGTCTTCTCGACCGTCGCTGCAAGATCGTCCACTTTGATCTTCATCGTCTCACCCTCTCACACTTGAATTTGAGGCTACTGTGCTTGAATCCCATCGGATCAATCGAGGTGACGTTATAGATCGCATCGCCCAGCCGGATGCGGATCTTCGTGGAATCAAGGCCGTCGAGGCACTTAGCATATCGAACCGTAAAATCTATCGCTTCCGTGCTATTCGTCGTCCCGGCTTCCTGTTTCTCCGATCCAGTCCCTTGCACGGGTGTCGCCCAGCAGGTATAAAAATCGGTCCAGGTATTTATGTGATTCCCGATCCGGTCAACCACCGTCTCATTCTTCTGCACCGTAATCCGGCACCGCATCGCTGCAATATTCATCCCGAACCTCCCTTAAAAGCACGGATCCCGCTCACCGAAGAGCAGGTTCCGAAGCGTTATGGTCAGCGCGTGATGATCCGCTTCCTCCCGATGCTCATTGAGATAGGCAAGTGTGTACAGCACCGCCACCACAACGATTGGACTGTCCATATCATCGAGGCTATCCTTCCGGAGCACGGAGGCGACAAGGCTCTCTGCGGCATCCAGTTCCTGCTGAATGACATCGTCCTCATCGGCTGCGTCCACGCGCAGGTATTTCTTTGCTTCTTCAAGCGATATCATCACTGCCTCCCATCGAAAGGAAGCCCAGAGCTTTGACACCCTGAGCTCCCGACACTACTTTGTTGCGACCACCGATCAGGCAGATGCTCCTGCCTTCATGATCTGCACGGCTTCCGGCAGTACCAGAAGTCCATCGACACGCTCCTTGGCGACATAGCCGATCATGCCGTTGCCAGCAAAGAGCTCACGGAGTTCCTGCATGGAACGGGTACCACGATCGCCGATGTTGTAGTAGGAGAAGTCGCCAAATGCCATGACAGGCTTCCCAGCGGCAAGCTCCGGTGCGTAGGCACTGGTGTGGACCGAGTAGCCAAGGAGTCTGTCCGGCTCGCCCGCCTGATAGGACGGCTGCCAGATGTAGGAACCGTTGTTGTCCTTCAGCTTCCGAAGTGCCGCAAGGGTCTGGTCGTTCATGATGAACGATGCCTTCTTACGGTACGGACGCTTCAGGGCATATACGAGATCCAGCACATCATCAGTGCCGAGCTTGGTGCCGGTCAGGGTCTTTGCAACAGTGCCGCCATTGGTGGCATCGAAGATACCAGTCGGCTTGCCTTTGCCATCGCCGTTCAGGAACGCATCCTCCTCGGCATTGGCAATTGCGATACCGAACTGGGTCGTGATGTAGCTCGCAAGATCAAACATGGAGTCGTAGAGAAGCTCCTCCGTCACCTTTACGGCCACATGCAGCTTGTGGGCATCGAGGATCTTCTGGCCGAACTTCGCGTCGGTGAACTGCAGTGCTCCGCCCTCCTCGATCCACGCAGCAGTCGGCTTGGCACCGGCGATATTGATCTTGTGCTCGCCGGAAGTCGTGATCTGCGTTGCCAGCCCTCTCATGATGTTCTCCTCATTAAGAACATCAATCAGGCGGCTGTCCCACTCCTCCGGAACAAGATATCCGCCATCGGCATCCACGCCTTCCTGCAGGATATCGGATACCTGATGGAAGTTCGTGCGCATGGCGGTCAGCATATCCTTGGCATACTGATCGGAAGCACGGCCCTTCTTCTCTCTGTTCGCTCCGGTGCCATTCGGCTGACTGGAAAGCGGAGAAGAGGTCGGCTGGTTCAGCTGTGCCTCGATCGCTGCCTGACGATTCAGGCGGTCAATCTCCTTGGTAAGATCGGTGATCTCCTTCTCCATACGGTCATAGGTCTCTCCGTCTGCGGCAGAGAGAATGCCGTTCTCTCCCCTGTGGGCATCAAGGAAGGACTTTGCTGCCTCCCATGCCTTGGCTCTCTTTGCAATCAATTCCTGTACGTTCATATGTGTTTTCCTCCTCACATCATCGTGTGCAGCAGATTGAGACGATCCATCAGCGCATCGACGCTCCGTCCCTCTGCGATATCAATCACCGGTTTCTCCGGTGCCGTGTTTACTGTCTTGTAATGGTTCTTCACCTTATTGGTGAAAGCAGCCGCCATCTGACGACTGGAATACATGAAACCTGTTCCAAATTTGTCATGGCCTGCTTTCGTTCCATTTCTGTCAGACCCGTCGTCACCCTTCTCCGACTCCTTCTGCTTCGGCTGATCTTCCTGCTCCGGATCTTCCTCATCAGGATTGTCCTGCTCCGGCACCTTCTTTTCCGGCTCTTCCTCATGGTAGAGATCCGGACGCTCCATCACGCGGTCTGCAAAGCCGAGCTCCACAGCCTTGTTTGCGTCCATCCATGTCTCATCATCCATGAGCTTGGAGAGTTTGTTCTTCGAAAGACCAGTCTTCTTCACGTAGGCATTCAGGATAGAATCCTTCACGGAATCCAGCATCGAGATTGCCTGTGCGAGATCGTCCTTGTCTCCCATCGCTGCTGTTGCCGGATTATGAATCATCAGCATCGACACGGGAGATACGAGAACCTCGTCTCCTGCCATCGCGATGACCGATGCTGCGCTGGCGGCAAGACCGTCGATCTTCACCGTCACCTTGCCGGTGTAAGAGAGAAGCATGTTGTAGATCTGCGCCGCTGCCCAGACATCCCCGCCCGGGCTATTGATCCATACCGTAATCGGTCCCTTGCCGGAATCGAGATCGGATTTGAAAAGAGCCGGAGTGACATCGTCGTCAAACCAGCTCTCCGAAGCGATCGTGCCGTTCAGGAACAAGGTCCGTTCTGCAAGATCCGGATCCTCACCTGCCGGGGTCTTGTTACGGACCCATTTCCAAAATCTGTTCATCTCATCCTCCTTCCCCTTCTATGAGGTTTTTCATTCTGCGTTTCTTCTTGCGATTCCTGTTCCGACTCCTGATCAGGCTCCTCCTGCTCTGGCTCTGATTTCTGCTCCGAAGACGAACCATTCTGATAGGCCGCGCCTGCCATGCGAAGGGGACTCATGCTTCCATTTACCAGAAACAGGTTCCCACCCTCAGAGTCAGGAACCAGATCCATGTTCTCAAGGCGTCGCACGTCGTTCACGCACAGGAAGCCGTTACTGATACCGGTCGCATAGCCTTGCATGCGGGATGCGTAGTTGCCGCGAAGCAGCCCATCCACATTGAACCTTGCGTAATAGATCTTCTTCTCCTCCGGGGTGAGAAGCGACCGGGAGATTGCGGACTCGATTCTTGTGAGCCACGGCTGTAGACTGTAGGTCACGAATTCCAGTGACTGCTCCTCAATGTTACTGAAGGTCGCGTGCTCGAGGTCTCCAATCATATGAGGAGGCACCCGGAAGATCCGGGCGATCTCATCGATCTGGAACTTTCTCGTATCCAGAAACTGTGCCTCCTGCGGGTTGATGGAGATTGGCGAATACTTCATCCCTTCTTCGAGAACGGCTACCTTCCCGGCATTCTGGCTGCCACCGAAGGCCGCCTGCCAGCTGTCCCGGACCTTCTCCGGATCCTTCAGGATGCCCGGATGCTCGAGGACACCGGATGGTGCGGCACCATTCTCAAAGAACTTACTACCGTATTCCTCACAGGCCATCGAGAGTCCGATGCTGTTTTTCGCCATCGCGATCGGGCTGTATCCGACAAGGCCGTCAAAACCAAGTCCCGGGATCTGCATCACCTCGTGAGGAGTGAGCTTTACGATCGTCTCTTTCATAGTCGGCGCATCGGATCCCTTGGACCAGAGATACTGGTAGTAGATGTGTCCGTTCTCATCCCGGTCCACCGTCATGCGGTTTGGCATCAGAGGATACAGTGCTGTGACTTCACCCTTGCCGTTCCGGATCACTTGGACGTATGCGTTCCCCCACAGTAATAGATGAGTCATGAGCGTCTCCCAGAACGAGTAGGCTGTCATCTCTTCATTCGGTTCACTATGGAGCAAGAAGTACAGTGGGTGGTCTGTCGCCTTCACCTTGCTGCCATCCTCTTCCTTGTAGAGGTGAAGCGGCAGGCTTGCCACGGCCTCGGCAAGCACCCGGACGCAGGCATACACAGCGGTCACCTGCATGGAGCTTCGCTCTGTCACGGTCTTCCCCGCAGAAGTGTGCCCGTAGTAAGCCCGGTACACGCTCCCGGATGTCATGTCCTGCGGATCCGCTCTCGCCTTCCTTCTATGGAATAAATCCTTAAATCCCATCGATACTTCCTCCATCAAAATGTGATCAGCCCACGGCTGTCGTAAACACTCTCTGCATGTTCCTGCCGGATGCAGCGATCCAACGCCATGATCGCAGCAACAATGCCGTCGATCTTCTCCGGTGATTTTGCTTTCGTCGGTTTGATGTTGTCCGCCGCATCCCGGTCCACCACGACGTTTAATGCCATCCAGCGGAGCACCGGGTTGCCACCATGAATGATCTTCCCTTCCATCATGAGTTTGTAGAACTCCTTCGTTGGCGGGCTCATGTCCTTAAACCCCTGCCCGAAGGGAATCATCGTCATCCCATCGTCCTGCAGGTTAATGATGAGCTGGGTCGCATTCCAGCGGTCGACTGCGATCTCCTTGATGTTGTAGATCTTGTAGAGGTCGAGGATGAACTTCTCGATAAAGTTGTAGTCGATCACATTTCCTTCGGTCGCTTTCATGTATCCCTGTTTTACCCACACGTCATACGGAACCGATGCGCGCCTTACTCTAAGCGGAATCGTATCTTCCGGCACCCAGAAAAACGGCAGGCAGATGTATTTCTCATCATCTGTACGCGGTGGAAACATCAGAACCAGCGCTGTGATATCTCCGGTGCTCGAAAGGTCGAGACCGCCATAACACTCCCGGCCACGAAGGCTGGCGAGATCAATCGGTTCATTTCCCTGATCGAAGACCTGCTCCGGAATGAAGGCCGTCGTACTGGATACCCACATGTTGAGTCGGAGCTGCTTGAACACCGCTTCCTCTGCAGGATTCTCCAGCGCCTCATGGTAGTGCTCCCGGACACGCTCGATATCGATTGTCTGTCCAAGGCTCGGATTCGCTTTGTACCAGTTCTTCTCATCATGCCAGTCTTCATCGTCTTCCAGTCCATAGACGACCGGATAGAAGGTATGATCCACACGCTGCCCGGAAAGGATATCCTTTGCCTTCTGGTGCAGCTCATAGCAGATCGAGTTCTTATCGGTTCCCGCAGTTGTAATCAGGAAGAACAGTGGTTGCTCTCGGGCATCGCCAGAGCCCTGCGTTAAAACGTCATATAGCTTTCTGGTAGGTTGGGCGTGGACCTCATCGAAGACAAGTCCGGAAACATTCAGTCCATGTTTCGTCCCGACCTCTGCAGAGAGGACCTGATAAAAGCCCGCGTTGCTATAATTCACAATTCGTTTCGTTGCCGCCATGATCTTCGACCGCTTCAATAGCGCCGGTGTCATGGAAACCATCTGGTGCGCGACATCGAAAACGATCGAAGCCTGCTGACGGTCAGCCGCTGCACCGTAGACTTCAGCAGACGGCTCGTTGTCTGCATACAAGAGATACAGCGCTACCGCTGCAGCAAGCTCACTTTTTCCGTTCTTCTTGCCGATCTCGATATAGGCTGTCCGGAACTGCCGCTTTCCGTTTTCCTTTACGATGCCAAAGAGGTCCCGGATGATCTGCTCCTGCCATGGGAGAAGCCAGAATCGTTTCCCGGCCCACTTGCCTTTGGTATGGCGGAGCATCTCGATAAACTTCACTGCTCGGTCGGCCTTTGCCGCATCGTAATGTGACGTTGGAAGCATGAACCGCGTCGGACGATAGTCTTTGAGTTTCGGGATGCTGTCCGGTCTTGTTTCCTGCGTCTCCATCACTTCTTCTCCTTCCAGTTCTCATCGAGAAGCTCCTCCATCTCATCGCCTGTCTTGCTGTCTCCAGCAGCTGCAATGAGCCTCGATCTCGATGCCGGAGTCAGACCGAACTCGGTCGCGAACTTTCCCATCTGCTTCATGTACTGCTGGGCCATTGCCACCTGCGGCACGGCCATCCAGTAGCCGGAAGGTGTCCGGACAAGGGAGCCATGCTCGGTGATGAACTCCTCATTCTGTTTCCACCGTGCATAGGACTGGCAGTAAGCGGCGAAGGCAGCCATATCGACCTCGGTGAGGATGCCGATGGCTTCCATCTTCTTTGCGAGCCGGTGCCACTCCTTCCTTGCCTCTTTGTCGAGCCACTTCGGACAGGAGGGTGCCTTCTTCTCTGGCTTTGGCTCGTTCTCATTCAGTTTTCGTTTTCCGGGATTTCCTTCCAGCTCCTTGATCGCTGTAGGAGTTGGCTTCCTTCCTCTAGTCGCCATAGGAACACACCTCCTTTCCCGCGTGCAAAACAAAAGGACCGCCAAAGCGATCCCGTCCATGTGGTCTGTATCTGTACGAGAGACAGAGCCGTTTCCGGCTCCCTCTCGGAATTTTCATTCTTAAATATGCTGCCCGGCAGTGCCGGTGCTTAGTTGAATTCCTTCAGCAGGATGGCGTAGACCATCTGGCTTGCCTCATCCTCGGGCTCGATGTCCCAGCCTCTGTCATAGTTAAGTGTGATTTCTCCATTTACCGTAATCGTCAGCTTGCTGATCCTGCCGCCGTCGATCCCGTATTTCTCGCTTGGCTCGTCAAAGTGCTTTACTCTGTATTTGCAGACGGTATAAGTTCCGTCGTCGTTTGGTGCTGCAATGCTTCCCTCGCTCCACATGGTTCTCTCCTTCCTTCAGGCAATGCTCATCTTGAATGCGTGTCCCTTCTCGTAGGTCTTGCCCCAGAGGTCTTTCCGGAGGTTGACCTCGACCATCTCGCCGATTGTGCAGCCCGCTTCCTTGAAGAGCCATAAGGTTTCAACCGCGTCGGTCGCTCTGCAGGAGTAGGTGAATTCCCTGATCCCGTTCTCCTTCAAGCAGGCGGTAATGGCTTCCACATCCCGGTCCCAGATGATGTCGTCGAAGTTGAGGATCTTGTTCTCGTTCTCTCTGGAATGCTCGTAGGCTCTCCAGATTCTCCATGCGATGTCACCCTTATCAGCCATCCGATACTTAGCTTCTCCGTAGGCTTTCTCTGCGGCTTCCTTGCTCTCGTCGGTGGTGGCTGCTGCGTATGCCTTCTTTGCCTCTTCCATTGCCTCGTAGGTTTCTTCGAAAATGTTTGTCATGGCTTTGTCCTCCTTGCTTTGTACTGGTCTTGTGCCCTTTTCCTTTGGCATGTACATATATCACTCTGACCGGCACATATAGCAAGGAGATGTAGATTCATAATCTGCACAAATTTCAGCAGGAGGATGTGGTCACGTTAAACGCTTCCTTTCATGATAAAGTTTGCGTATTCCTTCCTGTGGTCAATCAGGAAGAGGACCAGTTCGTAGTAGCCTTTCCGGTTTGCAATCTGCTGGACCATCGGAACATCAAACATGTTCGTCTCTCCGCTGTCGCGGATCGCAAGGATCTGATCCCGCACGGTCTGTGTGAATTCTCCGACCAGCAGCCTGCAGCGATCCTTTCCGAAAGCCAGGTTCAGACCGCTCCCGTTGTCCCATGCCACCATGACATCACCCGCATCATCCACTCCGAGCACCGTGCCCTTGGTGCCGACTGGCGGTGCCTGCGGATCATACATCTCCACCAGTTCTACTCTGGCTCCTTCCGGATAATGCTCCCGTAACTCTTTCAGTTCTTTCTCGCTTGGAAATCTCATCGCGTTCTCCTTTCCGAAGGGATACCCTTCTACCACCTTAAGCCCGCGAGGCTCGCGGGTAAGGTAGCGGGAGGCTGTCTCTTCGTTTCAGGCCGTTCTGCCGTTCCGGAATGCGGTGTCGCCTGCAAGGTTCCTTGTCAGGATCTCTCTTGCGGTTTCGAACTCGTCCCCGATGAATCCCATCCGAAGGAGCCAGGTGCGCATCGCGTATTTCGGGTTTTCATGCTGCGGTTCCTTCGGGCTTGCCGTCGTCTGGATCCTCGCTGCTGCAGAAAGGGCAAGGCAAAGCTGAATGTAGCTCTTAAGCTCTCCGGCATGCAGGCCGCCTTTCTTGCCGTTCCCTGCGTCTGCGAACTGGAAGAGCCGGAACTCGATCGTGCCCTTGGTGAAGGTTGCGTGGAGGTTCAGCATGTGGTAGCGGCTTGCGTTGTAATGTTCGCGCCGTCCGTAGCTTGCGTGGTTCTCTTCGTACCAGATGTCAGCAAGCTGCTGCATGGTGTCCGGTTTCTTCTTGTTAAGTCTCTTTAGGAAATCCGGATCAACCGTCTGACAGTAGCGGTCGAGGCGGCTCCGGTCGAGGCGAAGGGCGCTGATCAGGAGGCTCTCATGGCTCGCCATCAGGTTCGCCAGTGTCCGGAGCGTGTGTGCGTTGTGGCCGCTTGCTCCGACATGGATGTGAACCCCGCACATGTGGCTCGGGTCGCTCTTGGCTCCGGCATGTCTCAGCTGCCGTACCAGTTCCTGCAGGATCTCGATGCCGTCCCAGGTGAGGATCGGGGTAACCATCTCGCAGGATTCCTCATCCCGTTCTGCCCGGATGCTGGCATCCCTCTGGAATTTCCATTCCCTGCCCTGTGCGTCCCATGCGCTCCATGCCCGGTAGCCGTTCCGTCTTGCGGTGTCTTCGCATCTCCCGGTTCCGAAGAAGGCAGCAGCAACCTCGGCTGCCTTGCTTCTTGCGATCCCGTACATCTCGATCTCAACTCCGATCGTCTGCTGCTTCATGGTTTCGATTCTTACTGCTGTATCCTTCATGGTTATGCCCTCCTTGTGGCTGTGTGCTTTTCCTTTGGCATGTGTATATATCACTCTGCCCGGCACATATATCCAGTCATTTCGGAGGTGTATTTCTCACAAATTTGGCTCTTTAGAATCGTGTATTTTTTAGTCTCTTGACACCAGCTGCCCGTCTGTTTCTGTCTTCTCCGGAGCGCCGTTTTTCCAGCTGCTGTTTCCAGAAAGGTTCCGGAGCAGTATCTTCCGTTCCGGTTTGTACTCGGCACCGATGAATCCCAGTCGAAGTAGGAAGCAGCGGAATGCGTACTTCTCATTCTCGACCGGATGCGGTGTCGCGCTCACATGTTTCTGGTCTTTGGAAAGTTTGCAGATCGCAGCAATGAAATCTGTGTAGGCTTTGGCTTCATCTGCCTCCGGGGCCTTGCTGAACCAAGGGAAGAGAATCTCGTCTTCTGTCACCTCGATGCGGATGTCGTCCACCCCGAGGGCCTTCCGAATCAGGTCTCCCTTTGCAGTGAGCAGGTTGGTGAGGTTCCCGACGCTCGCGGAAGAAAGTGGCAGGCTGATCGTAAGGCCCGTCTCTTCTGTCCCCGGCTCCTGTTCTGGCTCTGCGGGCTCCTGTGCAGCTGTCTCGTCGGCTGCCGGGTGGAACCCCTTCTCGCCAAGGGCTGCCATCACCCGGTTCAGCTTCTCCTCGTCGTCGCAGCTCACCCCGCCTTCCTTATCAACCGTGATGTTTCCGATCTTGTAAGCGCAGGTCGGTACGAACTGGTACTCGGCTGCCTCGCCGGTGATCGCGGCAATGGCATCCACCAGTGCCTTCCTGTCTTTTCCTGTCATGTTGTAGTTTGCTCTCATGGTATGTACCTCCTTTGGTATGTACATAGATCACTCTTTCGGCGGCACATATCAACTCATTTCTGTAATAAGATTGCACAAAATTTAGTCGTCCTTATCGACGCGAATGTATACGTCTTCAAGGCAGTTCAGGATAATCGGAGCATCCTCTCCCATGTAGGGAAGAGCACGAATCGTGCTGTAATTCACCCATTCGGCAGCATCCTCATAGGACCATCCCTCCGTCTCCATCAGCCACTCAACCATGAGCTCATAGTCATAGACGGCTCTGCCATCATCGGTGACGCCAATCAGAGCATCGTCGTAGCTGTAGTTCGTGAGATACTTGACTCCGTCATAGCCATTCTCCAGTAGCCGTTCCTCAGCATTCATGCGGATTCCTCCTTCGGCATCGCTGCAATCGCCTCATCGAGTGTCAGCTTCTGACCGTCCCGGATCAGGTAAATCTCAGCTGTCTCGCCTTCATCTTCCAGACTCTTCTTGAAACGCATCACCTCAACATCGACGAACTTCGGTTCCAACTCGATGCCGTAGGCGATCCGTCCAAGCTGCTGGCAGGCAATGAGCGTCGTGCCGGATCCCATGAACGGATCGAGGACAAGGCTGTTCGTCTGCGTGCACTGCTGGATCAGATATGCGATCAGCGGCACCGGCTTCGCGTCCGGATGGTCATAGCCTTCCTTCTTCGAGGACTTAATTCTCGGAAATTCGAATACCGTTGTCTGCTTCTGATCGCCGTACCAGATATGCTTTCCTTTCTTCTTCCAGCCCCAGATGATCGGCTCATGAATGTACTTCCAATCCGTCCGGGTTAGCACCAGTCTGTCCTTCTTCCAGACAAGTCCAGCACCGACCTTAAAGCCAGAATCCTCGAAGGCGTCATGGAAGATCCGTGCCTTGGACGTCGCATAGAATTCATAGATGGACGCATCATCTGCCATAGACTCATACATCCCGTGGAATGCATTCATCAGGAATTCGTAAGCGTCCTTATCGTTCAGATCATCATTCGTCACCATTCCGGAAGTGCTCTGCCGCGCTACGAAGTACGGAGCATCGGTGCAGACCAGATTCACCTTGGTATCACCGAGCAGCTTCTGATAGGTAGCAAGATCGGTGCTGTCCCCGCAGATCAGGGTGTGTTTTCCCAGATGCCAGATATCTCCGGTCTTGGAGAAGCACGGCTTTTTCAGTTCTGCCTCGGTGTCGAAGTCATCCTGATGGCCGTTGTTGTCTCCGACCTTGTTGAACAGTGCCTCCATCTCAGGCGGCTCGAAACCGGTGAGCGCTGTATTGAAGTCGGACGCTTCGAGGTCCTTCAGGAGATCAGCGAGCAGTTCTTCGTCCCATGCGCCGGTGATCTTGTTTAGCGCGATGTTCAGTGCCTTCTCCCGGGTCTTATCAATATTGACGACAGCACACGGAACCTCGGTATAGCCAAGGTCCATCGCTACGGTCAGTCTCTGATGTCCTCCGATGATCGTCATATCGGAATTCACGACAAGCGGATCCGCGAAGCCGAACTCCTTGATGGAGTTCTTGATCTTCTCGTATTCTTTATCACCCGGTTTCAGCTTTTTTCTCGGGTTGTATGCTGCCGGTTTCAATTCCGTCACCGGTATGTTCTTCAGGATTGGTGTTTCCATTCTCTTTCTCCTTCATTCGTTTTCTGTACCGCCAGCTGTTGTAAGCCCAGCGGCATCGGTCTGAGCAGAATACCCGTGGCCTGCCCATCGGATTCCGTCCCATCGGCTTCCCGCACCAAGGGCAGAACTGCTTCGCACAGGACGCGAGGAATTCCGAGATATCCGGTGTTTCAAAGCTCTCATCCATCACGCCCTCCCCGGCACTGCCGGATTTTCCGTACTCGAAAGTCAGAACGTACTCGAAAGTCTGCCGAGCGTGGAATGGAAATTCATGCGCGAAAATCCAAGCCACTGCCGCGTCATTCCGCGCACGAAAAAACCGCAGAGAAGGCGCTTGTTTCCACGCTTTCCTGCGGTTTCGGTATGTAAATTTGTTCATGCCCGGGACCCCTCAGACCCCCGGGGTATGAAAATCGCGCTCACGCACACGGAGGGGGCCGACGGTCTTCTGTGCCTCTGGTTTTCAGGATTTTTCCCTCCCCCACCCCGGGGACCGAAGAAAGCTAGCTATGATGCACTGATTTCATAGCATTCATCGGCATACCTCCAAAGAAATCCTCCTGCGCTCCTTCTCTTATGATTGACGACCCGATTAATGTTTGAGGCAACAAGACCGGTTTTGTTTGCTGCATCTCTACAGTTTTTATATTCTGCAATCGTGGTTCCATCAGGAGCTACTTGAACGACAGGTCTGATTCTTTTGATCTCCTTTACCACACCAAAATCATCAAAGTCTTCTATTGCTCTTTTTGCTTCATCCGCACTATCAAATACCCCCAAGTAGTACGAAACTTTATTCCTTCTAGCTCTTGCAATGTACTTGCTGCCACACTTAGAAACTCCCAGCGTCCCGCTGCCAGTCAGAACCACATGCCGGTTGCTTGAGTTTACTGAGGGGGAGACCAGTCTCAGGTTTGATCTCCTGCTATCCAAGCGATCACCATTGATGTGATCAACCACCAGTGATTTATCCTGTTCGTCCACAACGCTCATAATGAATCTGTGCAACTCAATAACCCGCCAATGCACTGACCCGTCTTCGCTTTTATAGCTTACGTTTCTCCTAGCATACCCACTTGATGATTCCTGCCATCTCCAATATTTGACCTTCTCATAGTCTTCTTTATCAAGAACGGTAAACACCGGGTTATCTGTATGATAGCCATTAATCGGCATAAGAATGCTAGCAGACATTGTGGTTCCTCCCAATCAAAAAGGACAGCCGAAGCTGCCCTCAGTAGTGATATATCGGATTGTGATCTTCTCGCCTCGTCTTCTGATCGTGATGGTGCTTACAGAGTGTCTCCCAGTTGCTCCGGTCCCAGAAGAGCTTCGGGTCTCCTCGGTGTGGAACGATGTGATCCACGACTGTTGACGGAGTTGCGATGCCGTTCTTCAGGCACTCCTGACACAGAGGATGAAGCTCCAAGAACTTCTTGCTCTCTCTTCTCCATCTTGCGTTGTAGCCTCTGGAAGCCGCCGACCGGACTTCTTCCGGGTGCATCTTCTTGTGTTTCTCACAGTACTTCTGTCCCGGTTCCACCAGCTCACTACAGCCGGGATGCTTGCACGGGACCTTTGGTTTGTATGGCATCCATCACACCTCCACAAGAAAAGTCCCGGAGGATTCTGTAACGGTCCTTCGAGGCTTCATCTTATCTTCTTCGCTGACTATACCATATCACATATAGCACTCGGACATTTGCGGACATTTCCGGCGCACTTACAGAACGACCGGATTTTCCGGTACCACCACATGAGACAGGGCACGGTCATGCCATCTACGAATCGTGCGCTCATCGGCATAGAGCTCATCGCCGATTCTGGCCCAGGTATAATTTTTTAGATACCGGTAAGTGAGAATCAGTCGTTCATCCGTGTTATCGACCTTGGCAATCACTGACTGTATCTCTTTCTTCAATCGGAGAAGAAGATCCAGCTCGTCCTTCACTTTCTGCTCCATTTCCCAGATCCGGTTCAGCGTTTTTACAAACGGTGCATCGGTCGGATGATTCGGATTGTAGTGTTCTTCAAATCCGGGACTGCTGACTGTGGCTGCCAGCGTTCTTAAGTTTTCCAGTTCTTCTGTGTCCAGCCGGATTCGCTGCGCCAGTCGGTACGCCTGATTGAGATAGGTCTTTGGTGTCATGCCGCCACCTTCTCTCTCAGCTTCCGGATCAAGTAATCCGGGTCTACAGAAGTAAGAACTCCATACCAGCCGGAATGAAAGAACTTCTCCAGCCGCATGGCATCATCCATAGCCGTCCGGTTCCCCGGATTCTTTTTCAGCTTTTTCAGCGCCGCCAGATAATCTCTCGCTGCCTGTGCCACGATGGCATTCGCCAGATTCTCATACGGATCTGCTCCGTAGTTCTTGTTCATATGCTGCCTCCTTCAGGGGTTGTTGATACGTTCCTCGGATTGGCATATGTTTGTCATTGATTTTCTTTGATTGACTCTGATTTTTTGTGATTGGCTTTATTGCAGGCGTGCACGGACTGCCCGGATCAGATTCTCTTGTGTGGAGTTCTTATCTTCCAGGGCCTTCAGCACATCCTCATCAATCGTGCCCTTCGTCACGATATTGTGGATCGTCACCACCTCAGTCTGTCCCTGCCGGTTCAGTCTGGCATCGGTCTGCTGGCGCATCTCAAGACTCCAACAGAGGGAGAACCAGATCAGGATATGACCGCCATGCTGCAGGTTCAGACCATGCCCAGCAGAGGCCGGTGAGATCAGGGCAATCGGGATCTTTCCTGCATTCCAGTCGGCCATATCCTCTGCCGTCTTCAGATCCCGGACTTTATATCCCTGCTCTGATAGGTATTCCAATATCCTCGACCGGTCATGCTGGTACCAGTAGGCAATCAGGACATTCTGGCCAACTGCCTCCTCGATAAGGTCCGATAGCATTTCCAGCTTCCTGTCATGGATCCGGATCACGTCATGGTCCTCGTTGTAGACTGCGCCGTTCGCCATTTCCAAGAGCCTGCCGGAGAGAACGGCTGCATTGGCGGCATCGATCTCGGCATCACCGACCGTAAGAACCAGATTTGCTCTCATTTTGTCGTACTGCTTTTTCTCGGCAGGACTCATCTCTACAGTGTGAGTGACAGTCAGGCACTCAGGCAGATCCGGAAGATAATCCTTGGATTTCATCGATACACTGATGTCACTGATCTTCTTATAGATCACCTCCTCGGCACCCGGCAGAGGGATGTATTCATAAACCACTCCGGTGTAAGGATTCTGTCTGCCGGGCTTGAAGTACGCCTCCCGATACCGGCTGATGAACCTGCCAAGGCGCTTGCCCTGATCGATAATGGCAACCTCACCGAAAAGATCCAGAAGCCCATTCGATGCCGGGGTTCCGGTAAGGCCCACAATCCGCTTCATGAACGGTCGGACCTTCCGGAGGTACTTGAACCGCTGTGATTTGTAATTCTTGAAGCTCGACAGCTCATCGATGATACAGAGATCGAACGGCCACGGCTGATGGCGCTGCTCAAAGTACTCTACCAGCCATTTGATGTTCTCCCGGTTTATGACATACACGTCTGCCTGCTTCTGCATGGCTGCAGACCGCTCCTTTGCCGCTCCCACGATCACCGACATCTGAAGGAACCTTGTGTGCTCCCAGGTATCCCTGCATTCCTCCGGCCACACATCCCTTGCCACCCTGAGCGGTGCTACCACCAGTGTTTTATGGACCTCGAACGAATCAAACATCAGGTCCAGAACCGCAGTGAGGGAGATCGCCGTTTTTCCAAGACCCATGGAGAGGATCAGAATCGACTCCGGGTGGCTCTCAATGAAATTCACGCAGTAGTTCTGGTAATCATGGAGCTGATCCCGCTTCAACATCGGCCCACCTCCTGTCCTATGATGCCAGTGATCCTGCCGACCGTATGGGAGATCGCTCCCCGGTCGAGATCCTTCTGACAGATGAGGTCTGACAAGGTCGCTGCCTCTGTCCGGAGTTCCTCCATCACCTGCTTATGGCGTGCATGGTCCTCGCTGATCAGCTCGTTCAGTTCGTGGATGCACTCCTCATCGTCTGCATGCTGCAAGTCAATCTCGTTCATCCACTCCACAACAGCTTCCTTCATCTCCTGCCCCATGTGAGTTTTGATAAGATACAGAAGATCCTCTCCGGAGAGGACCGTCGCAAGTGTTCCATCTTTCAGTTCGATCAAAGTTCCCATCATGCACCTCCCGCAATATCCGCAAGTATCTCCGGAATCTCCTCCGGATCATCAAGGACATAGACCTTGAAGCCGAGTGTCCGGAGGCGGATGTGCCTCCGGATCTGCAGCTTTCTTGGTTTCTGTCCGGGTGCCTTCACTTCCACAAATCCCATCTTGCCTCCCGGCAGCAGGACGATCCGGTCCGGCATGCCATTGGTGCCGGGAGAGATAAACTTCGGACACCAGCCGCCTGCTGCCTTCACGGCAGTGACAAGGCGCTGCTCGATATCCCTTTCACACATGCCATCCATCTTCACCCTCCGTGTCGATTCCGTTCATGGCATTTGCCATGTGGTAGATCGAATCGTCGGCATCCGCCAGACTGTCAAAAAGCGCAATCGGCATCCGGACCTGATCCTTCCCGGTACCACGGACGGCATACACGCAGGCCTTGCCGCACTTCATCTCGCTGGAGATCACGCCATCAAAGCGGTCCAGATTCACAATGGTTCCCATCTGTGTATAAGCAAACAT